AAAATCTTCATAAAGTCATAAGTTCCTGCTATATCCAGAGAACTGTCAAATATCTCGTCAAGTATCAGTAAATTAGTGTTGGCACTGTTTTTCATCTTAGCAATGGTTCTCCATGTGAACAGAAGTGCTAGATCTATCCTCATTTTCTCCCCTTCAGAGAAGGATGCGTAAGAAAATTCGTCTCTAAACCTAGATTTTATAGTCTCTTCAAAATTTTCATCAAGATCAAATGACACATAGAAATCTAACTCGTTAAGATACTTATTAATCAGTTGATTCATGATCGGAAGGTACTTTTTGATGATCTGGGACTTGATTCCAGTGTCCTTGAGTAGTGATGAACACACATCATAATTCTCTTTGACCTTCTTAGTTTCCTTGAGTGCTATCTCTCCCCCTAGACCCTCTTTTACCAGTGTTTTTAGGTTATTTTGCTCTCTTTTTAGGTTGTCTGTCTGTGGTGTGTCAATCTCATCTTGTATCTTCTTCATAGATTTTTTCTTCCACCTGATCTCCTTGGTGTCGGATGAAATATTGCTCTGAATGTCCCTAATTTCCTTGATTTTACCCTCTTTTAGTGATACTTGCTCCTTGATCTCTTCAAGCTTCTGTTTAAGATCCACTGTGGCACTTGCAATTTGATTGAGTTGGTCGCTAATTCCCTTTTGATGGGTCTTCTTGCTTCGTTCTGTAATAGTTTGGCTACAAGTTGGGCATCTATCGTTTTCTTCATAAAATTTCATCTCCTTATTAAGTGTTTTCTTTTTGTCATTGAACTTAGACTGGTACACCTTCAGTTCATTTAACTTAGAGGTCACATCACCTATGGAATCTGCCTCATTTTGGAGCAAATCTACAGTTTCTGCTGACTTTATGATGTTATCCTCTAGCACGTCTACCTCACTCTGTAACGTGTGGATATCCGTACTCTTTGCGTCCCTTTGTTTCTTCTGATTTGCCTTAATATCCTCTATAAATCGCTGTTGTAACTCTACTTTCTCCTTAATTAGGTCAAGGTCATACGTTGCCTGTGTTATGCTGTCACGTAGTCCTTTTGCTCTTCCTTTGAGGATGTCATTCATGGTAGAAAACACCTTAATATCAAGCAAATCCTCTATAACCTCCCTTCTATTGGGTGCTGTGAGTTGCATGAAAGGTACGAAGGTACTGCTACCTAGTATGACTACCTGTGTGAATGACTTATAGTTTAACTTTAGTACAGATTGCTCCAACCAGACCTGTTGATCACGTTGATTTGACTCCTGATTGAGTGCTGTACCGTCTCTAAAAATTTCAAATATATTTGGCTTCACTCCTCTGTTCACTTGCCAATGAGTTGACCCTATTTTGAACTCAATAGAGACCAACATCTCCTTTTCATTGACAGCGTTGATCAGTTGTGCTTGTGATATCTTACGAAAAGGTTTCTTGAACAGGACAAAGCAGATAGCATCGAGCATCGTGCTTTTTCCTGCCCCGTTGGAACCGACGATTAGTGTAGACGGACTACCTTTCAAGTCAACTTCGCTGAAAACGTTACCTGTTGATAGGAAATTCTTCCAACGAATTTTCTCAAATACGATCATAATAAATAGACAAATTAAAAATCAGGAGGTATCACTATTTGATCTGGTTCGATCACATAATATGGGTGATTATACTGTTTACAAGTACCAATCGCCTCGTCTGCCGACACTTCTACCGCATCAAGTTGTGGGTAATCGTTCGCTTCCAATAAGCCAGCATAGCGTATTGCGTCGTCTTTGTCAACAAACAGGTAAAGTGTCTTTTTACCATCCTTTTCTGTAGAATAGGCACCCATATTTTCTTTTCCTTTGAGTGCCAAGATAAACATTAGACCAGCTCCAGTGCTTCGATGTACAGAGATTTTAGAATTGTTTTAATACCCTCCTTATCATGGTATTCCATGCCATTTACATAGTTATCTAATAATGTGAGAGTATCTTCCTTCTCTATATCTATATCATCAGAGAACTCAGAGTCGTATGCGGAATCCTCTACCACCTTGATGTCATAGACACCATGTACATAGAGTTGAGAGATGAAATATTCAAACTTAGCAGTGTCTTTTTTGTTCTCTACTATGACTTTGACCATCCTATCCTTATACTGCCTAGCATCAGGTAGTTTCCTCTCATCATAAAAAATCTTGTCAAAGATTTTATAAGGATTTTCTATGAATTTCTTCTCTTTTGTGGTCGTATTGTACTCATGGAACCCTCTTTCGTCACCCCAGTCGTTCCAGTATATGTGATAGGGATTACCAAGGTAGTGGCAGTTACCATGGTGTGACTTAGTGTGGTAGTGACCACTGTATACTTGGTCAAATTTAGCAAAAAGGTTCTTATCTATGCCATGTGTCATGGTAAATCCTTTGTGTGCTTCAAACCCATTGAGTTCTAGATGACCCATCGCTACAGTAGCAGTGGTATCTTCTATCATTTTATAGGTTTTTTCCTGATTTTCAGCATTTATCCATGGTATGAACAGTATTTCTAGGTCACCTATCATCACCTGTGTTGGTTCAGAATATATGTGTACGTTGTCATACTCACCAAGGAAATTATCCAGTGTATTTACGCTGTTTGTGTCCTTAAAATAGGCAGTATGGTTCCCCACGAGTGAGTGAACCTCGACCCCCATTTTTTGTAGTCGATTGAAGTAATTATTTCTTGCCCAATCTACTGACCAGATGTCTACATTCTTACGATTATCAAATGTATCACCTAAATCTAGCAGTATTTTTATATTATTCTCCTCTAGGTATGGAAAGAATACGTTGTCATAGAAGTCAAGGAAGTAGTCATGAAAATGTCGACTAGATTTCCTAGCACCGAAGTGCTGATCAGTTATAATTGCTATATTCAATTTGATTTTACCTGTACGTTTTCTTTTATGCTGTTCATTGCTGAGTGATCATCGTTACCATCACTATGGAATAGCTGATCATACCCTGATTTTGTTATAATTTTGTTCTTTATCTCTAATTGTCTCTTCTCTTTAGAAATCCTACGTAAGAAAGCATAGTATATTATCTGTGTAAAATATGCGAAAGGGTTACTTGACTTGCTTGGATCAAAGTTTCCTATGTACTGTACACAATTTTCTATACCATCACATATCATGTCCTCTCTGAACATATAGTTGACGAAGTTAGGTTTGTATGACAAGTGCGTTGCTATCTTAAGAAAACATTCTCCTATGTAATTGTTGATGCGGGGTTTGGGTTCTCCATTTTCCTCAGCAACCTTACATTCTGCCTTGAAATCTACAAGGGCAAGAAGGAATTCTTTGTTATTAACGTAGTGTTCTGACTTCTTTTTCATACCAATGAGTTTGGTTACTTACAGTATACTATGTTACGATGTCCACGTCAAGCTTGACAACACGCTCTGAAAGGTGTACACTAACTGTGTAGCAGGTTCAAAGGCAAATTAGGACCATTTGTTATTTCTTTTAAAAATAGACTCTAGAATTGCTCTAGATTCCTCAACACTACCGACCCTGCCTTGATTTTTAGGTGGGGTTTTCGCATAATCAGGGTCTATTTTACTCACAGACATCTCGTAGAATGCTTCTACTTCACCATCACACTCTACACAAGTGATGACTCTATCCATAGGGACTATAAAAGATCTTTCCCTAGAGAATTTCATCCAAGGGGAGACCTTGGCACCCACTCTATCAGACACTGTAACCTCTTCTACAAGGATAGGTGACTCAAGGACTAGGTAGTGTCCGTTATCATCATCAACAAAAGTAACCCTTGATAGGATTTCTTCACCTGATATCATTTTCAACGCTCCGATAAACTCTTCGTCTGTAGGCATTTTATTTTGTTTGTAAATTGACATCAATGAACTCGTAATCAAACGATTCTTCATTGTATATTTTAACACGTTCAACCAAATGGTTGAGAGTATAGTTGCGACGACCTCCTTTTGAGATGTCATCTGCTATATCATATAGTACAGCTTTTGTCTTGTTGTCTCCCTTGCGGAGTACCCGTCCGATTGACTGTAAATTCCTTATCCTCGACTTACTTGGCGACGCAAAGACAACGTTATGTAAGTTCCTAATATTAATACCAGTACTAAAAGTGCCATAGGATGCCACAATAATAGAATCTTTAGTAGTCTCAGCGATGCGTCGTGCCTTCTCTCTATCTTCAGTCTCTACTCCACCGTAGATAAGGAAGGTTTGTCTTGAATCCTCTACATGATTATTTATCAAATCGAATAGTGGCATACCATGTTTCTCAACATAGTTGAATAAGACCAGTGTATTGCCTTCTAGATCACACACTAGGTTGCGTATGAACCTATTGCGACCCTCGTGGGAGCATATGTACTCCATCTCATCCTGATAGTTGTCAAACTCTTTCCACTTATGCTTGAGCATGAGGATTTTGATCTCAAACTCTGATAGGTGTCCTTCTTTGATAAGACTCTCAGTCTTGGTAACCTTGTTAACAGCACCAAATACACCTTCTAAGACCAGTCTATTGGTCTGTAACCCGTCTAACGTACCAGTGAACCCTATTCTATACTTACAGTCATGTAACTTGTTCATGATACCAGTCAAAGATTTTGCTTTGAACTGGTGTGCTTCGTCACCTATGACCGCCCCGAAGGATTCAAAGTACTTTTTGGGTAACTTATAGATGGATTGCCATGTAGTTATTATAACATCTTTCTCAGAAAATGGGGTCGCCCCGCCATATACTTTGTGACAATGATGATGTACACCCCAACCATAGTCTTTGAAGTCCTTGTACATCTGCTCTACAAGGGACGTAGTAGGCACTACAATGAGTGTCTTTAGATTTTTCTTACCAAAGTACCTACAGAGAGCATATATCATAAGACTCTTACCACTAGCAGTAGGTGACAGGAGCAATCTTCTCCTGTATCTCATTGCTTCGTAGATTGCTTGGTACTGATAGTCTCTTACTTTGTGAGGTAGTGCAAGTCCCTTAACGAATACCCCGACAGCAGTGGGTGTAACAAGGTCATCCACTTCCTCTGGAAGTCCGTAGACATCGTTGTTGACGAATTCGTATGGGTACCCTCGTTCCTGTAAAAAAGTTGTAACGTAAGGTAGCAAGCCAGCATATATTTCGCCTGTAGCTGGACTGAATAATTTGATTTTTCCATCCCAATACCTCTTTTTGTAGGCAGACATGAACTTTGCTTGAGGCACCTCGAAGGTGAACTCGTCTGCCAATTCATATTGTACGTGGGGTGGGCAATCTAATGTGAGATATACTTCGTTCTTCTTCTTGATAAGGACATCAGACATCGTAACCCTTCAGCATTTTGGCAAACTCAATCGCATTTTTAATCATGAACGATTGATTGTTCACAGCCGTTAGTATACTCTTAAGAGCATCAATCATCTGGTTATAATACTTCAGCTTAAACACAGCCTTCTGGTATTTTTCATCCGAATCTATGTAGATAGAGATGTCTGTTTTTAGAAGTTTAGTAGGAAATGGCTTGGTTGACTTTCCAGTATAAAATTCCCAGAGTTCACGGTAAAGTGACTTTAGTTTTAGTTCATGCTCATCTCTGAGCATAGTTACTTGATTAAGTAATTGAAGATATTTAGCATGTTTCCTTGGTATAGCAAGAGAATCATGGTCTAATTTTTCATCATCAAGTTTAGAGTCCTCTTTCCACATGGACTCAATCATTTCAAGATTCATACTAAATGTCTTGTTGTATTATATATCAGACCTTAGCACCGTCGCTATCTATAAACTCTAATAGTGTGTATTTGAATGTGACATCAGCAGTCACATAGTCTATATCTGTAGCATCTGCTGTCAACCTAACTCCACTGAGTGATACAGGAAATAGATTCTCGAATACTACAGAGGTGATGCTGTTGAAATTGCTGTCTAGTACTAATAGTCTAGCATCTGTAGTGATTTTTGTAAAGTTCGTTTGTCTTCCTGGCTCGTTGACACCACGTAGATAAGCATGGAACTCCTCCTCTTCTTTAGGATTAGTCATACCCTTCAACCATTTGTATATCTCATAGTAATTGTCCATGTTTTCGTTGATCATGAACGTTAGATTGAGATCACCAAAGGTCATCTTGTCACCAGGTGTGTCATATGCTTTGACTCTGGTCTCTATGGTTCTATTACCTATACTTATCTCAGGTATATTGACTGTTTGACAGAAAAATTCTACCGTAGGTATCCTTTCAATAAGGAATTTAAAACCGACGGGTGATAAAAAGTTTTTACTATCAGGGGAGAATGATGCCATAGTATTATTTAGACATAAAAAAAGAGACCCGAAGGTCTCTTTGGAAAAAATATGTAACTGAATTACATAAGGTTAGCAACTCTAACTCTTCTGTAGTAAGCGTTAGCACCAATGTTTGTGCTGTGCTGTGGATCAGAGTTTGTAAGAGCTGTAAGTCCCTTAGCGAATGGGTTAAGAACCATTCCGTAACGAGTTTTAAACCCGATACGTGGCTGGAATGTATCCTGACCAATCGCTCTGTACATTTGTAGCGGAACGTAAGGACAATAGAATAATCCTGCGTCGTAAGCATTAGTACCTTTGTATCCAACAACGTAGTATTGGTCAGCAGATACGTTTGCTGAGTAAGGGTCGATGTACACTTTGAATCTTCCGTTGATTGTACCAACGAATGTGTTTCCTGTGTCATCAATCTCGCCAAGTCCACCAACTGCTTGGTTGATACCTGAAGAGTAGTCTAGAACACCCGCCATAGCAAGAGCAGAAGCAACATCACTAGAAGTGATGATTACGTTACCCTTTCCTCTACGAGTCTCTAGTGCGATTGCGTTAGCATCTCTTTCGATCTGGAATAGTAGACCTTTGAATTTCTCAACAGACCATCTTCCATTTGAGTCAACGTCTAAGTCGAATACACCCGCGTTAGCAGTGTTGACCTGAGCACCTGGTTTAGCACCACGGTAAACAGTTCTAACAACTTCTCTGTTGATTTCAGCAAGGATCTCAGTAGAAAGAATGTTTGCTAGTTCAGACTCGGCATCTAATCCGTGGATTGCTTTCAAGTCTTGAGCAAGTTCAACTGAGTAGTCTGCTCTTAGTGCTCTACCTTTAGCTTCAACAGCAATTCTGTCTATGCTAAACGCCATTTCCATGAACGCTGTAGAAGTACCTTCTCCTAATGATTCAAGTTCTGAAGTACCGAACTTACTTGAAGCAAGGTCATAGTTTCCTTCAGTTGTACCGCCACCACTAGCATCGTTGATTAAACCTGGGTTTTTCTCAGATGTTGCTGTTGGAGGTGTACCACCTTGAGTACCAGAGAACTGTGCGTCTGGCTCGTCGAAGAATGCTTCGTTACCTGACTGGTTAACGTAGCGTGATCTCATTGCGAAGATCAATCCAGTAGGACCATTCATAGGCTGAACACCTGCGATGTCATAAGCAATAAGCTTAGGCATAGCACGACGAATCAAGCTAATAAGAATTGGGTCGAAACCGAAGTTAGCACCACTACCTGTTGTAGGGGTGTTGATAGGACCTGCGTTAGTAGGTGCCTCTGTGAGGATATTCTTTTCCTCACGCATGAACCTTTCTTGGTTCTCTAGGAGTTGTGCGGTAACCGCTTTACGATAGTTATCCTTTATCTCAGGAAGACCATCATGCTTTAGTACGGGATTCCACTTCTCCTGTAGTTTTTCTGTGTTGAACATTTTAAAATGTTAGTTTAAGAGAGTGAATTAAATCCTCTTAGCAAGTTGCTCGACATATGATGCCATGCTCTCACTAATTGATTCAAGTTGTTTTTCTGCCTCTGGTGCAGATTCTTCTGAAGCAACCTCAGTCACGGTCTCTGTCTTTGGAGCACCAAAGTATGATTCCTTAATTTGACCTAGCTTCTCACGATACGACTCATCAGATTTGAATTCGACTGCATCGGCAAGGGATTTGAACTTGTCCTTCTGTGTCTCTGCGAGACCTCTGGTAAGTTCACTCAAAATCTCATGTTTACGATAGGTACCCACTACCTCGTGTAGTTCGACATTCTTCTTAACCTGTTCGTTAAGTCGGTCTTCCATGTCATCTATTTTCTCGCTCATCTCAGCAGCAAGATCCAGTTTATCATCTGGAACATTGATGTTTGATTCGATGAACAATTTCCTTAATCCTTCCATGAACGTCTCAGTGACTTCAGTGCGGAGACCTTGCTCAACAGCAAGTTCGTTCTCCTTGAGCCACTCATCGCAAGCGTACTGGAGGAAATTCTCTACGCGACTAGCAAATTCTTCTTTGATCGTGTCGATCTCTTCTACGAATTTGTTAGCTGCTTGCTCCTTAAGGGAGTCAATCTTTGCTGTGACCTTTGCGTCAACAGCTGCTTCAAAGACAGTCTTTGCTTTCTCTGTGAACTCTTCATCTAAGTCAGCACCCTTAAGTACTGCTGCGATGTCTTCACTGCTGTCTTCAGTAACCGCTTCTCCTTCGACTTCCACGTCGTCAAAGATTTTACCAGATAAAGCACCAGGCATTTTAGATGATGCACCAGATGGTTTCATCTTTAATGTCTTGTCTTTCTCTACTCCTACAGGAGCAGCTGCTTTTTTACCAACATTATCAGGACCTTCAGGTTTTTCCTTAGAAGAACCACCTACCTCTATGGCATCGTTCTTTAAGTCTGACTTCTGTTGTGGTACAGCACCACTTGTAATGGCAGTATTGCCTGTTGCTGCGTCTTCAGAAACTTCGGTTTTTGGTTCAGATGCTTCCTCAGCTACAGCTTCAGTTGCTTTCTTTTCCGCGATGAGTTTCTCAAATTTTTCATCTATTGTGGACATGGTTTCTCCTACGAAATAAGATCTGCGGTAATTTTACTATTTTTATTTATAATTTATATACTTCTTAGGAAAGTCGCGAACGCGGAAATCTTTCTTTCTTGAAGTTCTTGTGGATTTGGTGCATTGTCAATAGCAGCCTTAATCTCTTCGATTGTACGCTCCTTGACTTTGCCATCTACAGTGACCCACTCACGTCCTTCGTATATACCTTCTACGAATGCATCAGGTGCTGAAGGATCTGCTACGATGTCCGCAGCAGTGGATAGAATGAAGTCATCTGCTACCACAGAACAACTACCTTCCTTCTTGATTGAACCGAGACCTCTAGAAGAGACTCCCAGTTGTACGCCCTCGTCTAGCAATGACTTAGCGATTTTACCCATGGGTGTATCCATAAGTTTTGCCTTACCTATGAAGTTAGTTCCTTCTGGGTAAAGTTCAGTAATCTTATGTGACACTCTATCTAGGTTAAGTGTAGGACCTTCTGGGTGACCTAACTCACCTAAAGCTCTACCTCTGTTAACGAACTCCTCATTATACTTTGACACTTCTCTATTCATGGTATCGAACTTGTACATTCTACCATTGCGGTTAGTTATCTCAGTTTGTAAGAATACTCCTTTGATATAGGTTGCTTTTTTACCGTCTTTTTCTTCGGTAAAAACCTCTATATCATTGTTCTGTTCCGTTATCAGTTTCATCAGATGGTTCCTCTAATTCAGCGGTAGGGTTTTCTAGTGCTTCTGGATCAGGTTCCACTTCACCCTCATCGGGTACATGCGGAAACATCCTGTCAGCAACACCTTGCTTACTAGCGTCTACTGCCATAGCAGCTTTCACTTGAAGCATGTCTTTGAGTTTTCCCAGAGCATCAGCCTGGTCGTCGTTCCAAAGCAAATCAACGATATCTCGCTGTGGTGTAGTCATAATAATTTCGTTACGTAATGTTATTTATTACCATTCCCACTTTTAGCAGTAGTTCTGGTAGTTCCAGAGGGGTTAGTTGTACCCTTCTCTTTAGTTGATTTGATCTGAGCCTTCTTCATTTCTTTATCAAGTTCCGCATTATCTTTTTCATCATCCATAGCTTTCTGATCCATGGCGGTCATTTCTAATGGGTCAATGATCTTACCTGAAGAAATATCATCGGTCATCTGATCGTCAAGTTCTCTTTTCTCGACTTCAGATTGTCCTAAGATGTTTGTACGTACGTATTCAGTTGAGAAGTAACGTCCCATGAATGGTTCCATGGCAGTGATTAGGTTAATCTTCTCATTTAACATTTCAATATTCTTAAGTTCTGTAAAGTGATTGTCATATAAGTAATCGTACTGTATATGCTCCTTCATATCATCCCAGTCCTCTGGTGTGATTACACCTTTTAGAATGAGTTGAGTCTTAAGAATGTCTTGGAACATCTCACTAAATTTCTTGCGGAGTTTACCCACAAACTTAGTGAACTTCAGTTCATCACGCATGATCTCTGAAGATCTTCCAATGTTAAAGGTTGACTCTGAGTCTAAACGACCAGCTGGTACGTTCAATGCTTTATAAAGTTTGGTTTGGAAGTACTGGATGTCCGTAAGTTCTCCAAGATTTTGTCCACCTGGCAACGTAGTGATTTCAGTACCTCGTCCTCCTTCTCTTCTGGGTAACCAGAAGTCTTCGAGCATCGACATGTATTTTCTGTCATCTCTTATTTCTCCTGTGTTTGCATCATAAACAAGTTTGTTTCTGTAGCGACTCATTACCTCACGTAGGTACTGCTCCGCTTTTACTTTTGGTAGATTTCCTACATCAATGTAGAAAATTCTACGCTCTGGTGCTCTTGATATCCTGTAGATAACAAGAGAGTCCTCGATCATCATAAGTTGATTAAGAACTTTGATTGCCTTATGTAAGTAAGACAACACTATATTCTTATTAGTATCAAGGATACCAGAGGTGACATATGTTATAGCATCTTTCGCAATCTTTATACCACTATTTGCGGAGGTGTTGCGTAATCCTTTAGGGTTGTATATAAAATATTCATCTACCTTACCATAGTCTAGTGACTGAAACTGGTCTGCGGTCTTTGGAATCTTGTTGATCTGTCTAACTTTCTTGATCTTTTGTGGATCAACGTAGCGTAATTCGAGTATACCATCTTGAGGTCTCTTTAAATCAATGACCTTATGATAATACAAACGCCCATCAATGTACCATCTACGGAACATTTCATGAGCTTTAGTATCAAATCCTATTAAGTTTTTAATATAATCGAACTCTGTTCTGATCATTTCTTTGACAGAATCACTGACATCTAAGTTTGCCAGATCTATCTGTACGGGCGAATCGTTCTGATCTGTGACGATTGACTCTTGTAAAATATCTTCAATTGCACTGTCTACTTCAGGGTGCATCGCCATCATGCGATACTTAACCACCATGTCGTACTCAGTTTTAAAGTTACCATCTAGGTCAACGTAGGTTCCATGATAACCTCCTGCGATGAAACTGGTTGCACCATCTTCATTCGTGGGGGCAACAGGAGAAGGAGCACTTTTCTTTAACTGCTCCTCTCTACGTCTAAACGAGAATCCGAATAACTCTGCCATAATATTGTGTGTTTGTACCTACTATTTAGTTAGCTTGAACCAACCCTTTTCATAGTATTCTGTCCAATAGATGTCTCGAAGTATTGGTAAGCAAACTCAACATCGAACTCTTCGTAAGAATCGTTGTTGTCATATGCTAGTGATACCTGTGAAACAGATACTGGGAATGCCTTCACTAATTTGTATTGACGGATGTCTTTAAATTGTGTTGCGGATCCGTTGAACTTATCCATCTGAGTTACAACGATGTCTTCTAAAACATCACCCATTCCTGCTGATGCTGTGTTGGCATCTACAGTGTTGGTTAGTTCGATCCATTTCTCATAGGCACCGCGTAGTTCAAATGCGTCATCCATGTAGAATGTACCAGTCCATGACTCGAATGTTCTGTCGCCAGGAACTTTGATAACTCTACCTCTAAAAGGTAGTTCTACTGTACCTACTGTTGATGCAGGTAGAGCAGCACTCTTACACATGAATGTCTCTAAACCATCCGCAGCAATTATGCCTGATGGGAAATTATGTGATACAGAGAACAGGTTAGGTCTAACTGCTCCCTTAATTCTACTCTGGAACTCTAATACGCCCAGTGCTTTGGTTTCAGCCATTGTTTAAGATCTCCTTGGGATTACTTCCTCGAAGCTAACACCAGTACGTGTAGCAACAAAGGTTAGTGTGATGAAGTTGATGGAGCGAGCAGGCTTGATGTATATCTCAGCGATGAACTCGTTCTTATCAATTAAATCAGGTGTGTTGTTGGAACTATCACAGACAACTAAGAAGTCAGTAATACCACGACGTGCTTGGATGTCACGTAGGTATGGTTCGACAACATTGTTGAAGTTGTTTCTAGTAAATTCGTCATTTAGTTCAAACAATACTCCCTTCGCAGCATTTCCTATTGTCTTCTCTATGACGAGGAAGAGACGACGGACGTTGATGCGATCAAAGGCAGATGGTGAAGCGAGAGCTGTTTTGTCTCCGAAGAGTACGATACCTTGACCAGGTAGAGAAGTAATTGGGTTAATTCTCTTCTGATAAAGTGTGTCTCTTTCAGATTTCTTAGGTGAGTATGCTAATTTAATAGCATTTTTGATTCCCCCACGGTTAAGTCCTGCGGGTGAGAACCATGGATCTCCGTTAGCAGTGGTGCTAGCACATAAGCCAGCAGTGTCACCGTTACATGGGATCCATCTATACTTGTCAGCGAAGCGGTCATAAAGATACTTCCAACCACTATCGAAGACAGCGTAAGACGTTGATGCAAATGTATCAAAGAAGTCAACTATGTTAGTTGTTTGTGTACCACTGTCTGATACTCCAACTACGTTTGATTTATCTGGAGAGATAAACGCTACACAGTCTTTTCTTGAATTTACAATACTTATGAGTTTGTTTGCTTTTGCTTTAGACTCAATTTCGGATGCTCCACCGCCACCCATGATTAGGTAGTCAATTTGTACTGTCTCAGGATCAGCAAAGTAGTCATACCCTGCGATAATCTCTGCTTGAGATAGTGTGAAGTCATCAGCACCACCAGACATTGTATATTCTTTCTCACCAAGAATATCAAATGCTGTAGTAGAGTCGCCACCTACGTTAGATGCGTTAGCAAATGCGTTACCAGATACATCCCAGATTTCTTCATTATCATGAGAACCCCAGTAGATGTAGTTGGATTGATTGAGGATTACCTCTGGATAATATACTAAAGAACCTTCGGAAGATTTACCGTCGCTTGCTTTAGAGACATAGAGAAACTTCTCAAGAACTGTATTAGGTGTTCCTGTTACTCCACCGTCAACGTCGACTACAACGATGTGCATTTCGTCGTTTGATCCTCCGCGTTCAGCAACATGTACTGAAGTGCCAGGTTGGGGAGCCACTTGATTCCAGTTCAAGGTAGGTGTAATCATCTGAGCATCATACCAGTGAACTGCTGATACGATTGATAGGTCAGGGTTAGATCCGTCGTCAACTAGATCTGTTGTTGTCCATGCCCCACCTGAGATCCAGATGATGTCAACTGTAGTACCACTTACATAGTGAACATAAGCAGATTTAGATCCAGTAGTTGTTTGGATTGTTGATCCTGCTGTTACAGATCCAACGAATGAACCTGAAAGTGTTAACCTTTGGTTAGCACCTGAGTCGATAACTACAACTTTAATTGAGTTACCTACAGCACCAACTGATTTAGAAGCATAGTCCCATGCTGCTGTACCATCGTAGTAGTTACCTTCGTAATCTTCTACGCTATTAATTGTAAGTGATACGCCACCCACGTTAGCAGTTTTTAATGAAGCACCACTAGAACGTACTACATCTAGTACGCCACCGTATGCGAGAAAACTGGATGCAGCGAACCATGTCTCATAGTTGCTGTCATTTGGTTCACCGAATTTAGATAGTAATTCTGATTCCGATGAGATTCTAACGGGTTTATTAACTGGTCCTTTTGCGAAAGCTCCAGCTATTGCTCCTACGTTTACTTCTACTGTCTCAATGGATCCAAGGGTCAAATCCCTCTCTTGAATTACCACTCCTGGTGAGAGAAGTGTGCTAGCCATGCTTGGTACTCCTGATGAATAATTTCAATTTGTCTAAAAATATTTAGGGAAAGTAGCTTTTCTACCGATAGTCCCACATAAACGATCTGTCACCATACTCGTCTGTGTTCCATTTAGAGGTATCCCTGTCACTACCGTCCATCTCAAGTGACCATACACTTCCTTTCTCATCTACTACTACTTCTTCGTCATCTACACCATTGAGAATGAAACCAAATGGTGCCATGTCTTGCTCTATTTGATTCTTCTGCTCTTCGTAGATCCTGCGACGGATGTCCTGATCTGTTAGTTCTTTAAAATACTCTTGTTGTACCAACCACGCAAAGATAACTAGACACATTACAAGGTCATCATTATATCCCTCGTCTGCCTCAAATGATTGCTTATTTTGTATGAACGTAGTCAACTCAGATACAATGTTATAGTCGTTTACAATTAGTTTATCATCTTCTATCAGTGTCTTGAGGTTTGAGCATCCCTGTGCTTTCACAGTCTTACTCATCTTGACACCCATCTGTGTCTTACCTCCGCTAAATCCTGTACCAACTATCTGTCCAGCTCTACCACGCATAGCACACATGAGTACATTCTCATACTCCACATCATAATGGAGCTGTGATGCGACTGCTTCTCCTATATCATTTACTTCTATCAATACATATGCCATATTATATGCCTTTGCTACGTCAGCAATGATATTTGGTAGGAGCATAGGTCTGATATCATGGTCTCTATATTTTGCTACTAACTTCCATGGAGCTTGGGATATATCTATTACGCAGAAAGCACTATAATCCTGTGCTAAACCACGGGATATATCACATGTAACTATATAATCTCTCTCAGGTATAGGATTTTCATATACATCTAGTGACCCATTAGTGCGGATTGGATCATCATATGTCAGTGTCCTTAACTTACTAGCAGTTATGAGTGTATCAACAGACCCTAAGAACTCACAGTCAAACTCTTGAGTAAACTGTCTGACTGATGTGTTGGCAATAGTAGTTTCTTTCCACGCAGCATCCCTGCCTGGTACTTTTGACCAGTGTACTTCAGTCCAGATGTATCCGTTCCTACCTTTCTGTGCGTCAACCCACAACTTGTAGAAATGATTCATTCCGTTGGGGGTAGAAATAATGATGACTTTCGTGGATTTACCAGAAGTAATAGTAGGATAAACGGAACTAAAGAATTGCTCCGCAATATGGTTAGGTATAAACGCAAACTCATCGAGGAAGATGATGTTAAACGACATACCTCGGACAGCAGATGCTGAAGTAGATGCAGCGAGAATCTTTGATCCATTTTCTAACTCCATGCTACCCTTGTTCCATGCTATGATTCCCTGTTGCATCCAGAGTGGGAGTTGTTCATAGGCAAGTTGTAGTCTTCCAAGTAGATCTCTAGCAGTGGATAGCTTGTTTGCTAGGATACCTATATTCACGTTGTCGTTGAACAGTGCATAATGTAAAAGGTAAGACACACACGTAGTGGACTTACCAGTCTGTCTAGGAAGTTTTGCTATATTAAACCTATTCTCGTGAAAGTTTCTAATCAATTCTTGTTGAAAGTCCCACATCTTAAATGGAACTATACCTTCATCAAGAGATATAATCTTGATGTAGTTCATAGAAAAATATACAGGATCTGCCTTACACTTAAGGTATTCCTGTATTTGATCTTGGGTAAACTCAATTTCAGTTCCAACCTTTTTGAGGTTGGGGTTACCAAGATAGTAGTCTTGGGTTGACGAAGGCATTAAGAAGAAGCTCTATATGTAAAGTCTAGGAATAACGCAGCGGTACCAATCGCACAGTTTCCTGCGGTGATGACACTGGATCTCTTATAATCAGCGTTACGTATCTGGAGTACCATCCACTGATTCTGAGATCCTGCATGTGATACTACCATGTCTTTACTGTCGTCTAAGAATATTGCTTGTCCTGTGTTCAAGAAGTGTGTGGATGATGTATCCATTACTACTGTCTGTACTGGTGCGTCACTATGTGATAGTGCGGGTTGGAATGGGATTGGGAACTTAAGAACACCACCAATCAATGATGCGTCTTGAATGTTAACTGTAACCTTAGCATGTACATGTACCATTCTACCTACCTTAGTGTAGTAACCAGTAGATGTGGTTGTCATACCAGCTCTGATTGTTGATGCGAACTCTGGTGTAGCATCATAGAAACCTTCTTCATAGTGATCAAGGATTTGGTATGTCTTGCCAGGTAATGATGTCTGGTTACTGAAGTCAATACCTTTGTCCTGCTGTAACTTATAGTGACCTGACTCAGTAATTCTTGCGGCTTCAGATAGTGTACCAGACTGTACAGTAAAGAACTTAAGTGCTCCGTTCTCTCCTAAGTTTGCTGTACCAGTAACCTCAGCAAAGATACCCGCGTAAGTAACGTTAGCATCATCATTAGCATTTCTACCTCTGAAGTCAATTCTACCTGGCTGATGTCCAATACCGATAGTACCTGATTTGTATAGTACAAGGTCAGGAGCAGTAGTAGAACTGTTAGTTGTGTTCTCAATAATAATTTGGTCAGTTGTGTCATTACCTTTGACGTGTAACTGTCCTGCGGGTTCTTCTATATTCAGACCGACTAGACCACCACGTAGTGTCATAGTCTTGACTTCTGATCCTGCGTCTATAACTGAGAAGTTTAATAGTCCTCTCTCAGATCCCTCAGTATCAAAATGTATTTTAGATTGTATCTTACCAAACTCTACGTCAGCACCGTTACTTGTATTTCTACCGTGGAACTTAACAGCACCAAGTAAGTCATTAGTAGCCGCACTAGCACTGTCTCTTTGAATAATAAGATCAGGACCTGCGTTCTCTGATGCATCATCTAACTCTACTGTGAGTGATGATCCTACCACCTTAGTTGTAGCAGCACTCAATGAGATGTAACTAGAACTAAGATTTAAGTTTGTGTCACCTACCTCTAGGTTAGGTGTACCATTATTATTTGCGTCAACTTCAAATGTTACTTTGCTTCCTTCTGTATTTCTCTTTCTAAATCCAAAAGCTGCTATCTTAGAACCACCATTGTTTCTAAAGTCAATGTGTCCTAGGTCATTACCATCAGCAACAATACTATCAGAGGTAAAGTCAATACCACTGTGCTTAAATGTGATGTTAGCAACTGTGTCTACTGTACCTACGTTGTCAGTGTTCTGTATAAGTAGGTTTCTTGTACCACTAGCACCGATAGTTACCTCACCAAAGGTAACGTCAGAGTTAGTAGCAACTGCCTGACCTATAGCGATTACACCTGATGCGGAATTATAAGATACACCTGTACCACCACTGAGGTGTTGTCTAGTCTCTAGAGGACTAGGACCTGTGTAAGTTATAATACCATTACCACTATCGTATGATAGAGATCCGTCTCCACCTAAGTCAGTGACTGAGACATGTGCTCTTACTTCAGCAGCACTAGGACCTGTGTATGTGAATATACCTGTCGCACCATCAAAAGATAGACTACCATCTCCTCCTGCGTCTGTTACAGTTACAGCAGCTCTTGCTCTATCATTGGTAAAGAATAAATTTGTTGATCCTTCTACTACATTGTCTGTATCAAACTCTGAAAAATCTATTGCTAAGGTAAGTGAGTCTGCTACATCATTATATGTTTTAGATATACCAGTACCACCTGTTAATAATACTGATACTCTATCGTCTACCCTCTCATTAGTAAAGAATAAGTTTGTTGGTGAACTTGTTGCTTCTTGGATATCATCTAGATCTAATGTGATGTCAGCACCACCATTAAATGATACACCGTTTATATTTCTTGCTGTCTGTAATGTTGTTGCTGAAGTTGCGTTACCTACAACTGATGCTGTTACTTGGTTGAATGTTACATCATCAGATGTACCAACTGCCTGACCTATGGCAACTGATCCAGACGCGATTGTAACTCCCGTCCCTCCCGAAAAATGTGCTCTAACTTCTGCGGAGCTAGGACCAGTATAGGTAATAACACCCGTGCTTGAGTTGTAACCGAGGGAACCATCACCTCCAGAGTCCGTGATACTAATCGCAGATCTCGCTCTAGTGTTTGTGAAGTACACATTCGTGGGTGTCCCTGATTCCTGAACGTTGTCTGTAACCAGTGTGATGTCCGATCCACCATCGAATGAAACGCCTGAGATATCTCTAGCAGTCTGTAAAGTACTTGCAGTGTCAGCATTACCAGTAAGTGCTCCTGTTATTGATGTAATGTTAGCAGAGTCACCATATATGGTCTGCCAACGTATGAGGTTGCTACCTAAGTCAAATGAACTATCAGCACTTGGAAATACATTCTGATTAAATTGCCATGCATCATTTGTATTTGACCAGAGCATGCTGTAGTCTGATGCTCCTTTCAAGATTATACCACCACCATCGGCTGTACTATCTGTAGGTGAAGCAACTGTACCTAGTTCTAAGTTCTTATCATCGACTTGAACAGTGGTAGAGTTCACTGTAGTCGTGGTTCCGTTAACTGTCAAATCACCTGTGACTGTCAAGTCATTAGGCATAGTGACATCGTTAGGGAAAGCAAATTGTATATTATCGTCGTCTATTCTACTAATAATAATCTGCTGTGAGTTACCTTTAAAGGTAATATCATCTAATACAGAGTAAGAAGATGTCAATCTAAATGTAACATCAGGAGATGTAGCTGCGATAGCACGAATATCATATTCTGTACCAATCGTAGATCCACCACCACCAACGTCAAAGTTTCTGACGACACCATCAGTACCCTTCAACTTCATGGTAAGGACTGTATTAGAAGTTGCTTCCAATACTACGTCACCATTTTGGTTAGGTGCTATACTTGATGGGGGTCTGAGCAGATTGTTATCCTGTTCAGGTAATCTACGAATCGTCAGTGACATTATAACTGTTTAACTACTTGTACTATGGGTATTTAGCGAATACCAGTCACGTGCTTCTGACTCTTTGTCAAAGAACATAGTGACTCCATGATCATATGCTACCCATTTGTCTATTATATAATCCCAGTGAGGTGCTTCTGGATATTCATTATGGTGTGCTGTTAGATAATCTTGGTAGAACTCAGGGTTCTCTTTCATATCTTCCTCAAAGTCCAACTGGGCTGTGAGGCGATCCTCTGGTACTTCAGACATGGCGATAATTGGTGCTAATATATTTAGCACACTTTCCAGAATAAATTTCCTGCTACGGTAATTCTTTCCTTGTCTGTTGAATGATAAGGATATACTGCATGATTAGTTGAGGCAGGGAACATCAAAACCTGTCCGTTCCATGACTTATCTACATTGATAAGTCTATCTTCCAGTTGGAATCCACCATCACTAGCAAAGTTTTTCCGTTCTTCCACACCGTATGGTATGTCTACAAAAATGACAAAACTTACCACACCGTGATGGCAATGGTAAGGATTATATTGACCAGGTTTTTGATAGTTTACCCATAGTTCGCGGAGTTCCAGATACTTTGGATCAAATTCTCCTGTGTATGGGCATGTCTGAAAAAATGTATGCCAGATATTCTGTGAAGTATGGACGAGATAATCCTCTAACCCTTCAGTAGGAACGAGAGATGACTGTTGATTCAAAGCACCAACTAATTTGTCATTATAATTCCAGTCTTCGTCCTTCCTCCTTTCTATACAAGCATCTTTTAACTTGTTAAAAAGGGAAAGGGGGATATGTTCGTGCCAAACTTTCATCACAAGAATATTGTTCTAGGTAGTCTTCTAACTTACGTATAAGTTTCACACTACATTTATCTGTTGTACGACACATGTCTAGTAATTCTAGTATGTCGTCTTCTCTGAACTGCATTAGAAATAATCAATAGCGAATAGCATAGGTAAATCGTTGGAACGACTTGCCTCTACGTATGATATTATTCTAGCACCAGGATATATTTTGCCAGCTTGTTTCTGGATATCCTGACGTTGAGGTTTGTTAAGCTTCGGGAAGAATATTTGTACACGGTAGGGTCTACCACGCCAAACCAACTCGACGTAATAGTATTTACCATACTCATTCAGTCTCGCAGCTTCTGTAATCATTATGATACAACTACTTGAACCTCAGTACAGTGAACTGTAGCACCTGAGGCTGTCTTAGGCATTATAGCATACTTCATAGAATTACGCACTTCTGCTGTTCCTGAGAATGCTGCGAAACCTGATCCATCTGTACCACCTATTGTAAATGTAGTAGGTGTAGCAGCAGTTACCTCAACATGAGATAAGTTGTATGCCGCTGTAGATGAACCTGTAACTGTAACGTAGTCTCCTACTTTGATCTGATTATGATTTCCACCTGATCTTTCTATTGTGAATACTACTGGGTTAGCAGCAGTAGCACCTGTGATACCCATACGCACTGGGCTATCACCTTTAACGATGACTGATTCACCTTTCTCTACATACAAACTTGAGTTAGTGGCATTGGCAGCTCCACCTAGCTGTATGGCAGCACCGCCCTTTGCGACTTCAGCAGCGAAGCGATAGATACCTGTCTTCACAGATAGTGCTGTACTTTGTGTGTTGGCAGCACTACCGACGGTCACCGTAGGTCCATCCTGCACTACTTTTAATACTGACATGTTAATAATAGTTGGTTCTTACTTATTTATCCTTGGAAGCATTCTTCAACATCTTCTGTAAATCTGCTGTGCTACCAACAAATAAAGCGTTGTTGACTGTGGAAGGTCCTTTCTTTTTCTCTTCCTTTACTTCTTTGGTTGTCTTCTGAAGTGCCATGAGTTTATCAGCAACGTCACCGACGTGTTTGATTAACTGTCCTGCTACTTCATATGCTCTGGGGTGATCACTTCCCTGTGCTACATCTAAAGCACCATCGACTGCCTCTTGTCCTTTCTCTATAAGAGAATAAAGATTAGATCTAGCATACTCATGATCATCAGTTATCTGATCATCAGTATTCTGTATAACTTTTGTCTTTTTGGGTTTAGGTTCAGAGGTGTCAAACGCCTTTTCTAAACCACCGAAATTGTTATCCATAGAAAGAAGTCATTTCGTTGAATCCGAAGTCATCATCACTATCTAATAGTTCTGTGTCAGCGGTTGTTATAATATCTATAACTGAACCACTCGCATGAGCAGATTGAGTTGTGGCATTTTGACCACGA